AGAGTTGCCATTGCAATGAAAGCCTCCGCACAAACCACAGCAACAACTCTTGTTACAACGGCTACAGCGGCTGGTGTGTTTAGTTTGAACATTCAAGGGTTGCCAAATTTCAGGGCAAGAATGAGTGCTTATACCGATGGGTCAGCGGTTGTTACTGCATCATTGGCAAGGTCAAATAAGTAATGGCAGCGAACAAGCAATATCCAGCTTCAAAGGCAACAACGAAACCTGTTTGGGACACAAAGAATCCTAAAAAGAAATCAACTCCATTAACCCCTGCGCAAAAAGAAAAGGCTAAAGCATCAGCAAAATCTGCTGGTCGCCCATACCCAAACCTTGTTGACAACATGAACGCAGCAAAAAAGAAAAAGAAGTAATGAAGCAATCTCAAACACCAATGGGCGAAGCCTTCAAAATTGCCATAATGATTGGCAAATCAGAAGGAGAGAAACCAGAAGAAAATTCAGAGGACGAAAGTCTTCCAGAAGGTGTGACGAATTCAATCATCAAACTTGCACCAGCTGAGGCTGAATATGTTGAGTCAATGTTTGAGATTGTTGAAAAGTACGGCAAGTTAGCTGACAATGATGGCAATGGCATTTGGGTTGGTTATGAATCTGCTGCGCAAAACAAAAACAAATCAATGGGCGTTAAATGTTCAAACTGTGCATTTTGGTGTCCAGAGATGAAAGGCTGTCACATAATTGTTGCTAAGGCTGAAGCAAATGGTTATTGCAGACTTGCCGCAATTGGCGAAGGGCTTGTAAAAGGTAGAAAATAATGGCAAAAAAGAAACCGACCGTTGAGAGCGCATACAAAAGTGCGGCTTGGACTCGCAAAGAAGGAAAGAATCCTGAAGGCGGTTTAAATGCTAAAGGTCGTGCTTCTTACAAAGCAGAAACAGGTGGAACTCTCAAACCACCAGTATCTGCAAAGCAAGCAGCAAAATCACCAAAAGATGCTGCTCGCCGTAAATCGTTTTGTGCCCGTATGGGTGGAATGGAAGGACCGATGAAGGACTCAAAAGGAAAGCCAACCCGTAAGGCTCTGGCTCTAAAGAAGTGGGATTGCTAATGGCTCGTCAAAGTAACGCAGACAGACTTTCAAGTTATAGAAAGCGTGTTGATTACGCACGCAACTGGCGCAAGAACGAAAACTATGACAATCTCTGGCAACGGATGATTAACCTTTACCGTGGTCGTCAGTACCGTGGTCAGGCAGTAGGTGACAGACTCCTTGTAAACATTGCTTTCTCCACGATTAACACACTTGCACCATCAGTTGCTATTGGTCGCCCAAAAATTAATGTGAACCCACGCAGACCAGAAGATGGCGACAAAGCTGTCGTTACTGAATCAATCATCAACTATTGGTGGCAACATTACGAATGCCAACCACAGTTCCAACTTGCTGTTAAAGACTATTTGATTCTTGGTCATGGTTGGGTAAAGACTGGATACCGTTTCGTTGAAGAAGAAAAAACCAAAGACATTGAAGACAGTGCAGACGAAGCTGCAGACCCAAACAAACCAGCAGATGATGTTGAATCAGATTTCATCATTAGAGAAGACCGCCCATTCTTGGAGCGTGTTGACCCGTTTGACATGTTTGTTGACCCCGATGCAACATCCATGGACAATGCACGATGGATTGCTCAGAGAACTCGTCGCCCAATCAAGGACATCAAGAACGACCAGCGATATGATTACTCTGCTCGCAAAGATGTAGGACCTTCGTCATACCAGCGCTATGGCGACATCAATACAACTCCAAACTTCTACACCACGAACTCTTATGGTGAAGAAGATGCCTATGCAGACATCTTTGAGTTTTACGACATTGACACAGGCGAAATGTCCGTGTTTTCTGACTCTGGAGACAAGTTCCTCATCAAGCCAGTCAAGATGCCATATGTGTTTGGTCACCCATTCTTCATGTTGCGCAACTACGACATTCCTGGCTTCTTCTACCCAATGGGTGAACTGGAAGCCATTGAGCCGTTGCAGTACGAACTAAACGAAACCCGTACGCAGATGATGAACCACAGAAAGCGTTACTCACGCAAGTGGCTTGCCCTTGAGTCTGCCTTTGACGACTTCGGTCGCCAGATGCTTGCTTCAGATGACGACAATGTGATTGTGCCTGTTAAGGGCTCCGAAAACTTGAACAATGTGGTTGTTCCAATGCCAGCACTTATCAACCCACCAGAGTTCTACAACCAGTCGGCTTTGATTCAGAACGACATTGACCGTGTGTCAGGTGTCTCTGAGTACCAGCGTGGAGCAATTCCTGAGACCACGAGAACAGCCCGTGAAGCATCAATCATTGCTGAGGCAGGAAACGCTCGTGTTGCTGAAAAGCTTGTCAACATAGAGAACGCCATCGCTAGGTGCGCGGCGAACCTCATCATGCTTGCTCAGCAGTATTTGACTGGAGAACAGACGGTTCGTATCGTTGGCACAGAAGCAGCACCTGTTTGGTTGACTTTTGACCGTGACTACATTGCTGGAGAATTTGACTACAGCGTAGAAGCTGGCTCAACTGCTCCACGAAACGAGGCTTTCCGTCGGGATATGGCTTTGCAGATGGTTTCAGCAATGGCACCGTTTGCTCAGGCTGGTCTTGTCAATATGGCAAAACTTGCTGAGTTTGTGCTTGGAACTGGATTTGGTGTTAAGAATGCTTCAGCCTTCTTGACCCAACCACAGGCTCCTGAAGCACCAGAGGGAATGTCGCCAGACCAGCAAGTCCTTGAAGGACAAGGGCTTCCACCTGGTATGACCCCTGACCAAATGGCTCTTGGACAAGAACCACAACTTCCACCAGGGATGATTCCTGGAGCACCACTCCAAGGTCCTGGCGGGGAAGTAGGCGCGCCACCAATGGGCGCATTAGAGAGTTTGCCACCTGAAATCTTGCAATTATTGCTAGCACAGGCGCAACAAGCTCCACCGATGTAATGAGTTCGCTTAGTATATAGGGAATTAAATATTTCCACATGGAACAACCCAGAAGGACGGACTCCAATGAGTGACATAGAAATTACTGACGCTACAGACAGCCAGGTTACCCCCGATGAGGGACAGGTTTCCGAAGCGGTTGATGCTGAAGTAGAAACTCCAGAAGCAGAACCAGAACTCTTTGATTACACAGAGGTAGGCGACAAGTTCGTCAAACTCCAAGTGGACGGAGAAGAAGTTTTAGTTCCAGTGAAGGAGGCTCTTGCTGGATACCAGCGTCAAGCGGATTACACCCGCAAGACACAGGAACTCAGCGAACAGAGAAAGAGCATTGAGTACGCCGCCGCTTTGCAGGAAGCCCTGCAGAACGACCCAGCGAACACATTGCGCTTACTTCAAGACCAGTACGGAACATTTGCAGAGCCTGAAGAGGATTTGTGGATAGACCCAACTGAGAAGTCGTTGAAGGAAATGGAAAAGCGTTTAGCGTCCTTTGAACAACAACGGGCGATGGACGAACTAACCAAGACCATTGACACTCTGCAGAGCAAGTATGGTGACGATTTCAACGCAGATGAAGTTGTAGCTAAGGCGCTCGCTACGGGAGCCACTGATTTGGAAGCAGTCTTTAAACAGGTTGCTTTTGACAAGGTGTATTCCAAGGCATCTGAAGCCAATAAGAAGTTGGCTAAAGAACAAGAGAGGCTAGACGCGAAGCGTGGCGCATCAATTGTGTCAAGCGCATCTACATCCAAGGGGACAACGGCACCAGCATCTGCTCCACCAAAAACCGTATTTGAAGCTTTTGAGCAGGCAAAACGCCAACTCGGAAGCTAAAACCCAAACCTCAAACAGGAGAAAATCATGGCTGGCAATCCAGACTTTAATGCAATACTTTCCACCACCTTGCAGAACTATCAGCCAACGCTGGTAGACAACATCTTCAAGGACCTAGTGCTTCTTAACCACATGAACTCAAAAGGCAGAGTTCAGATGGAAGAAGGCGGCACATCAATCGTTGAACCACTCATGTACGCAGTGAACGGCACCGCCAGCTCGTACAGCGGTTATGACGCGATTGACCTCACCCCACAGGACGGCATCTCAGCTGCTAACTACCAGTGGAAGCAAATGGCTGCTTCTATTGCTATCAGCGGTATTGAAGAAGCACAGAACCGTGGAACCGAAGCAATCATCAAGTTGCTCAACGCAAAAATTATGCAAGCTGAAATGTCGGTTAAGTCTGACCTCAACGGCATGCTTTACGGCGATGGCACTGGTAACGGAAGCAAAGACTTTAACGGTCTTGGCAATATCGTTGCAACCGTAAACAACACGGTTGGTGGCATTGACGCTTCGGCAAACACTTGGTGGAACCCATACCAAGATGTTTCTGCATCAACCCTGTCACTCGTTGACATGGGCAAGGTGTACAACAACGCATCCAAGGGCAATGATGTTCCAGACATCATCGTCACCAACGAAGACTTGTTCTCAAAGTACGAGTCACTGTTGCAACAGAATGTGCGCTACCAAGATGTCGCAAAGGCAAACGCAGGCTTCCAGAACTTGATGTTCAAGCAGACGCCAGTTGTGTTTGACCTTGCCTTGGCAGCAGACACCTCCGCAGCACCGATGTACTTCCTCAATACGAAGTACCTCAAGCTCGTTGGTATGAACGGTCACTGGTTCAACACCACCGATTTCCAGAGTGGCACCGTTGCAGGCATTGACGCCCGCTACGCGCTGGTCTTGGCATTTGGTGAATTGACCTGTTCCAACCGTTCGCGTCAGGGTTACTTGACAGCAAACGCATAATCAGCTTCGGCTGGTTCATAGATGTAGTCAGTGTTGGTGCCTGTCTTCCTTCGGGCAGGTCACCAGCACTGGCTATTTCCATTTACCGCCTAGGTAATGGATTAGCTATATAGTAGGGAATCAATCCGATTTCCGCCCAAACATGGTTTGGTAATCTGGCGAAAGCCAAGGAGTAATGACAATCATGGCAACTAATAACAGGTTCGCAGTAGAGCGCACCAATGTGCTCAAAAGCGATGTAACACTAGGCGTTTCATACGCCGCACTGGATGCTGGCGATTTTGGCTGGTATGGAATCGCAGGTCAAACCTACGCATTTGATGCCCGCATCGCCTATTCGGCAGCAGCAGCAACTGACGGAGCAGCATTCTCAATCAGTGCCCCAGCAACACCAACGCAAGTTGCATTCATTTCCGAATACAACACAGATTCAACCACAGTCGTTCGTACGGCTTGTGTCGCAGTTGACACTCCAGACCACGGTTCTGCTTCGGTAGCAATCGGAACTGGTTTGAACCAAGCATTCCTCCATGGAACTATCACTCCATCGGCAGACGGCTTCATCTCGGTCAGCGGCATTGCAGAAAACGCATCTTCAATCATTGCCAAAGCAACTGCTTCGGTTTTGACTTGGAAGCGTGTTGACTTCCCAGACGCACCGTAATTAAACCCGTTAACTGTGTTGCCAGTTGAAGGGCTGGCGGCACATTTAACAATGTTCTAACGAAGGAGAGATATGAACAGACAACCGATTTACACCAATCAAGCACCAGCAGGGTGTGAGAGGTACGGAAATACTTCAGGTATAGAGGCATCAAACATTTCATCTGTTTATGCAATGCCAGGAACAGAGCCAGCGATGCCTAGCGAAGTTTCTTATGGTCGTAATGTTTTAGACCATTGCACATATCACTATCCAGAAGGACATGAGTGCAGGGCTCCGAGAGTTAAAGATGATGCGTTTTGCATAGGTCACAAGAAACAGAGAATCAATGCTGAGAAAAAAGCGAAAGCATTAGAGGAACAAGTCCAGGAATAGGAATTTAAATGCCAGCACCAGCAAGTACGCTAACGACGGGTCTTAACTCCTATTACCTTATTCAGTTAATAGAAAACCTTTCACAACTTCAAATTGGCTACGACCCTGATGTTGATGACATTGACCAAGACTTGGTTCTTCAGTTCCTTAAAGAGGGCTATCAGAGAATCGTTTCTCTTGACACTCGCTGGCCGTGGTTCCAAACCACATACCAGTTTGAGACCCTTCCATCAATCAGAACTTATTCTTCTGGTTTGAGCGTTACTGCAAGCTGGTCTCCATATATTCCAGTATTTCCTGATGCAGCTGCATTAAATAAAACTCTTCAAAATGTTCGTGAAGTTATTAGCGTTATTAATAACACCGACGGCGGAAACGAACTTGTTTACATTGACCAGTTCAAAGCCGAATCAATCTGGGTTGGAACCAACGACCAACCAGATATTCCTGCGTATTGGTCGCTTTGGGGCAACCAAATAAATCTCTGGCCGAAACCGAACGATACCGAATATCAGATGACCATGCGTGGTTATCGTGAGCCAGACCTGACATGGCTCACAGACTCAGCCAACTCGCAAAGCACGAACTATGTAGACCTTGACCCAGAGTTCCACATGATGCTTGTGAACTTTGTTCTTGCGCGCACATTCCAATTCCAAGAAGACCCTGAGATGGCTAATGTGTATATGCAACATTACAACTCTGGTGTAACTATTGCTAAAGCGAACTTGACTGCACCAAACAGCAACCAACCGTTAATCATGAGCGGTGGATTGCAACTTAATGGAGCAGCGAACACTGCCTATGGATTTGGCTACGGACAAGGTGGAATCATGGTTCAACCTGGTTCACCATATCCGTTAGGAAGAATGTTCTAACAAATGGCGGCTATTGACTTCAAGCAAGTCTTTGACTTTACTGGCGGTATTAACTTTCGTGCTGACCAGTTTCAGTTGGCAGACAACGAATCACCTGGTGTGCTCAATGTAGAAATTGACCCACGAGGTGGTGTGTTCAGTCGCGCTGGTTACCAAACAAAACACACGACAGCTGTTGTGGCTTCTGGAAATGTATGGAAACCAAAAGGTTTGTACGACTACAAATACTCCAACTCTCCATTAATTATGTTGACTACTGGTTATGATTCTGTAGGTCCGACCAATGGAAAAATCTACCAGTCAAGTGGTGGCAACTTTACAAAACTTGCAGCAGATGCATTTAACGATGTCAATGTAAAGTCAACAAACGGAGCGTCAATGACGCAATGGGAAGACACGATGTACTTTGCCATTGGTGTTACTGCTCCTTATATGTACAGTTGGGAGTCTGGTAACACATACGCAACCCAATTGACTGCTTCAGGTCCGACTTGGCAACCATACGAGATTCCTGCGTTAACGCCATATATGCCACGAGCAGAACATGTATTGGCTCATGCCAACAAGTTGTTTGTTGCTAACACCTATGAAAATGGAACTGCATATCCAAACCGTTTGCGTTGGTCGCACGAAAACCTTCCTGGCTCTTGGTATCAACAGGATTACATTGACATTATTGCTGGTGGAGAAGGTATTCGTGGCATTCAAGTTGTAGATGGTCAGTTGCTTGTCTTCAAGCCAAAAGCTATTTACCTGCTTATGGGCTATGACGCTGATTCATTCCAATTGGTTGAACTAACCACGGTTCTTGGTATTGATTATCCACAGCAAGCAGTTGCTGGTTCTGGTGGCGTTTACTTCTTTGACTATCCAGGTGGTTTGTTCTTCTATGACCGCAATGGAATCCAAGACATATTTGAGCGAATTAAGCCGATAATCATTAACAAAGAAGTCAACTCTGAATATACATTTGACATAACGCTGTCGTATGTGCGAGACAGACTTTGGGTATCAATGCCGTATGCTCCGTCGTCAGTAGCACCACCACCAGATTACCCGAGCGTTAACTTTATTTTTGACCCAACAATTGGTCAGCGTGGTGCATACACAATGTTCCAAACAGCTGAATGGTTTGACCCTTCAATAGCGTCACCAGATGAAAACTTGGTTGGCGGTTTTGGTCTTGTATGTGGCATGGATTGGCGCGATTCAAATGACCAGCCTTACTATCTGATGGTTTCACCATACGAAGATTATGCATATGTCATGTATGTTGACGATTACGCAAACACAGTAGATGATTCCCCAGCTGGATTTACTGGCAGATTTGGCACTGGATACAGAACAGCATGGTTTGATGACAACCGTTATGTGCAATTGAAGTCGTTTATTCGCCCTTATTTTGTGCTTAAAGAAGTTGCATCTCCTACTCAGATTCGTCTTGGTATTTATAAGAACTATGATGAGACCAATCAATCTGGTGGTACAAAAACAATCTCTTTAA